TTCCGGTCTATCAGAAAATCAACAATCTGAGCATGAGGAACATTGCCGGTGGTGCCGATGGCGACGTTTGCTTTATGCAAAATTGGGTGAGTAGAAAATAAATATTCAAGCATAGGCAAATCCTGTTCCTTATCTATTACAAATTTCAACCAATTATTATCGATGCATCTTTCAAAATTGCCATAAATCATTTTGTGGGAATAGTCAAATTTGTAATCAACTATCCAGGAAATATGATCTTCCATCCATTCCGGGATTGGATGGGTTCCATTTGTCTCAACGGTTATTTTGCATTGCAATGCCAAAACTAAACCATAGAGCAATTCCTGCAATTCATCATATTGTAAGGTGGGTTCGCCTCCGGTTATTGTTACCTGTTTGCATCCTGTCTTTTCAACAATATCCACAATCTGATATGGTAATAATTTGGAATTGATCTCGCTGGCAGATGCGGCGTCGCAGTAGGTACATGAGAGATTACACCCGGCAAATCTGATGAATGTCGTCAATGATCCTTGATGCCAAGCAGTAATTTCGCCATTGATGCTTTGGAATATTTCGTTTATATTTATCATTTGTAATTCTCCCATGTTGCGTATGAGGTTTTTGTTTCCCACAGCCGCACCCGCTCAAGTGTAATTGATTCCTCCCACAGCATTAATTCTATATCTCTTGCTATTTTATGCACCATGATTTCGGCGGTTGGATTGTCGTAATAATCGTTGAGATTGCTATGATCTAATTTGCCAAGTGTAGCTATTGGTAGGTTTTCAATCATTCCTTTCAATACAGAAAAATCCATAATCATTCCTCTGCTTGGACCGTCAACCTGAATTGACCCTGATATCGTTATTTCTAAACGATACGAATGCCCATGCAGTTGATGGCAAGCTCCTTTATGATGGGGCAAATGATGGGCGGCTTCAAATTCATAAATCTTTGTTATTGATACCATTTTCTTTCTCCTTTTTATTGGTTATTTTATTTCTCCTACGCAGCTATCAAGGTATATCTTGCCAATTTGAAGCTGTTGTAAAACCGTAACTGTTGATTCAATTTCTTCATCATGCCTTAGTTTCAGCATTTTGATTCTTGCCAGGTTTCGTTTTTTATCACATTCGGGTTGGTTAATCGCCATTGCCCCATCAATCTTCCCAAGTTTAGAAATATCTTCAGCCCAGTCCCCTTTTTGAATATCCTTACCAGTCCGGGCAGTGTTTGATTGTGAGCCAGTCACTACTGCAATTTTCCTATCCCCTGCAATAGCCTTATGTCCGGCCCATATGCCGGAGATGCTATGTCGATACTGACCATATTGATCCTCCGGTAAGAATTCATCGGCATAATCTGTCACCAATACATCCACAATAAAATTTTCGTAATGCTCTAAATTATATAGATAGGCTTTCATTTCGGATATTGTTAAGGTCTGGGGCGGATATGAAACCAATTTAATTTTACCAGATCGTTTTAAAAACTGTTGCATTTTATTTGCTTTTTTCAGAACTTTGGCGGCACTTATTTCTTCCCTGGTAATTGTTCTCCACCAGGAATTCATATCAAATTTGTAGGTGCCTTTGCATTTGGTGCATGGAACATAATTCCTGGGAGCTGTTTCAAAAGTGGGTTTCTCACCATCCTCTTTATTCGGATTCCATAACGGTATTTTTGATTCTCTTTTTGAACATTCACCGATTTGATTCAAAGTGCAATCAAACACCGGCACCCTTATATTCCCGGCATACTTTTTCTTGGGTAGACCGGTTATCCCTGATTGAATTCGTTTGATCATTTGTCGCTCTGTCATTTCCAAAGACACAAAGACGACATTTAGCCCAGCCATAGCAGCTCGTTCAGCTATCCACCATAGCCACCATGTTTTGCCAATTCCCTGTTGTCCTATGACTCCGAATAAATGATTACGTTCAAATGGCCCGATTGTTGCCCCAAGTTCGCCGGGTAATTGAAAAAGAATATCTGAGGATTGAGGATTGAATGCATTTTTCAAAGCTTCTTTATCTCGTAAAGGATCAACACCTTTTGCTCTCACCCTCTCAACTCTTTCAAATCCTTTTAGCAATGCCTCTGCTTCTTCTATCCTGCCAGCTGTTACAGCCCTGGATAGATCATATTTGATACTTTGCAGATGAGACAATCTGAAATGTTTTTCCGCACTATCCAAAGCATATGCGGCATTGAATTTTGGGCCTCTGGAATATTCTTCCGATAATTGTGATAGGAATGATTCAATATTGTCTGCTACTTCTGGGGATATATCTGTGTCTTTTTTGCTTCTGAAAATATCCTCAATATGCTGGCCGGGGGCACCTTCGTATTGGTCAAAATATTCTATGCACCATTGCCCTATTATTTGCGAGTCCTTTGCCAGCAGGCAGGTCGGGGTCCACATTGACCTAATACCCGATAGAAAATCATTACTGATGATCATGCCCGTTAATATATTCCGCTCAATTTTAGCATCCGGAGGGTTTCGTCGATTAATTGCCATTATGAATTATCTCTCAAATTTATTTGATATATGCGGGTCTTTTCTCCTGATTTAAACGGCTTGTTGAATTTAGTATATCTTTTCCCCGAATAAATAAAAGATGGTTCTAATTCACTTCTATATAAAAATATTTTTTCGACCTTTATAGATCCAATATGATCTGTGATTATATCTCCAATTTTTACAGAATTATTTTTTTCTGCATATTGATACATTAATTTAGTTATATCTTTAAATGCCTTTTGTTTTATTTTTTCGCGTTTATTAATATATTCTTCTATCTTCATTTTTGCTCTCCCTTTGTTATTCGCTCAAATTTAAACGATAATTTTTTATCTATACCCTTATATACATTTATAGTAGATCGTTTAAATACGGCCCTATCCTTTGGCCGTAAGTAAGGGTTTAAAGGTTATTTAAAAGCTTTTTTAGAACTATTAGAGGATTTAGGGTGGAACCATCGGATTGTATCTGATCCCAGATGTCTTTTAAATATTTTTCAAACACCCAGCCTTTTATGTTTAGTTGCCAGGCATCATTCAAAACAATACTGGAGGTTTCAATAAATTCGATATAACGCTGCCAAAACATAGATGTGAACCGGCCTGACCCATTTAGACTTCTTGGATCAACCTTGCCCTCCATCCTTTTAATTTTTATTTTCATTTCGCGGACAAAAGGGAATAGGCCATCCAAAACCCGGTCAACATCACATTCACTTGGAGGGGTTCTATCCATCCATATATTTGCCTTGATAAATAATGCTGCCATATTTGGATGATTAATTATTTTTTGTTCTGATAATTTCTTTGGTGGATTATTCATGACTTGCAAGAACAGGGAATTTCTTTGCGTCGAATTATATAATAAACCTGGCAGGGATTTGATCCAGGGATTATTTATTTTATTTGGGGGCCAATAATCGTTCTGAGAATATTTAGATAGATGCTCAATTCCAGTACATAATTCTTCTTCGGTCCATTTACGGGTTAAAAAGGAATTTGGAATTTTATTCTTTTTTAACCAGATAGAATTTAAACCGGACATTTTACCGGTCTTTAATTGAGTTAAATATTGATGAATGGATTTGATTGTTTTGGAGGGATTTTCTAAATCTAATTTATGGGTTGTTGTTGATAGATTTTTATTCCATTGATTAATTATATTTATCACGTAACCGGGTATGGAATGATTAATGGAGGTTTTTCTTATATCTTTTCTTCTAAACTTTTGTTGTAATTGTAATCTGTCTCTGGAAGTTCTTTTCCTTCTTGGAATTAAAGAATCATTTGGGGTTTCGTTAGAAACCCTTTTAAATACTTCTTTAGAAGTATTAGTATCTATATTAGTATTATTAAAATTAGTCTTATTATAATATAGATTTAGTTCTTTAATGTTTAAACCTTTAATTTCTAAACCTTTAAAGTTTAAGTAATTAAAAAACTGTATTAGCCGATCTTCATTAATGAAATACCAATATTTAGGAGGGATGTTTCTGCGTTCTGCAAGTATAAAACCCCATTCTTTAAAAGAGTTTAAAATTTGACGTTGTTGGAAACTTGATAACCTGATTGTTTTTTCAATACGGACTTGTTCTAAAAAGAAATATCCATCTTCTGGCATTTTATTTTTTTCGATTAAATAATTATGCCATTCAAGAAGGATAGATAAAAAACATGACATATCCGCACCAAGATGTTTCAAAAAGATTTTATTTATTGATAAAAAACCACCACCCGCTAAAATTCTCTCTCTTTTTTGATTGCTCATAATTCTCCTGAAGTCCATTTGCTCATTATTGATAATCAAGCGTGGGCGAAGGGATGAGCGATCCCTTCGCTGGTCATATGGCCATATGACACGCCCGAAAAATACATCTACTTTTATATTATATAAATTTTTTAAATAATTTTAAAAATAATTTAATTTTTATTAATCTGGCTGGGTGTGGACCTCGATATCATTCAGATCCTCTTTTGATTTTACTTGTATCATTTTTCCGCCCGCTGTTGAATATTTTTCTTTGGTTTGTTCTTCATAGGACCGGCTTTCATAGTGAAACCTGATCCCGTTTGGGGCGGCTACATGACAAATGAAATTAAACATGGTCATAGATTTTAAGGTTTCTGTGCTTTCCATATCTCCGCCTTTGCATTGTTGTAAGGAATGATCCAGGGAGTGAATACAATCAATTACATTTTCTGTTAATTCTTCTCTTGTTTTACTATCCATTTTTATTTCTCCTTTGTTGTTTGCCCACAAGTTTTGCAGCAGGTTCCTTTTATGCTTATTCGTTTGACTCCGGCTCCGAGATTTTCAACCTTTGGAATATATCCCATTTTTGCTATATTTGTTATTAACCATTGGGCAGCGGGATTGTAAGAAAGGATTATTGGGTCAAAACCATTGGACTCAATCGCATTCAATTTATCGCGTATTTTATTCAACCAAACAGAATTTAAACCTCTTCTTGCCATAATTCATTTCTCCTTTGTTGCAGGGGTCATATTTTCGCCGGCGCATATTGGGCATTCATCCAGCCAGGACATGTACCATAGACTATGTTTTTTACAGTATAGTGGTTTATCACCACAATGGACTGCGGCCAGGTCAACAGATTTTATAGCAAATCCCACATCAGTTTTTTTGCTTCCTCCTGGCTTAGTTCGCCGGGATCTTTTCCTTGGTTGTTTTATGGTAGTTGACATTTTGTTGCCTCTTTTTTTAAGGCGTTATATACATTTTTAGAAATAGCCCCACTCAGAATCCAATTTAAAAAATCGTTTGGGTTGAAAATTTGGAAATCTTCATCTAATGCTAATTGACTTAAAACATTATTTGTCAAAATATCACCTTGTTCAAGTGCTTCTTTGATATCGTCAATGGTAGCTTTTGACAATGGTTTCCCGATTAATTTTTTATATAGCCTTGTTCTTGCGCCGTAATTTATTTGCTCAAGAGATCTTGGTTTTTTATTCTTTTTGTTCGTTACTGTCACTGACATTTTGACGGCATTTTTTCTAAAATCAAGTAACGCTCCAGACCATATGTTATATTCGATGCTGTCCGGGATTTTAAACTCAAACCAGAGATCCCCTTCATATTCATCCTTTGGCCGTAATCCATTTCCATCTGAATACGGTTTATCACCAGCATACTCGGTTATGGCCTTGTCTATCTCCGCTAAGAGATAGATTTTTTGTTCTTTTGGGGATAATCCAAGGTTAAAAAATTCTTTTAAAGTAGGTCGTGCATTAATTGGTTCGCTTCCTTTTGTCCTAACTCTCCCGGATCTTTTCCTTTGTCGTCCTCTAATATCTGACATTCTACACCTCTTGCGGTTAGTTGGTAGTAAAGTTTCTCAGCCTGAATCTGGGCCTGTTCTTCTGGGTCAAAAAAAATAAAGACTTTTTTATATTGTGACAATAATTGCATCTGCGGTTCTGAAAAGCCGATGCCGAATAATCCTACTGCCCCCGGCCCTAATCTCCAGACATCGGGCGGGCCTTCTACGACAATACAGGTATCTCCGGGCACTTGATCTTGGCCATATAGCAAAAATTTATGGTGGTATATTTCGTTGTCTTCCGGACAAGATTTGTATTTGGGTTTTGTTCCGGATTGAACGGCTCTGGTAGTGAAACTGACCATTTTATGTTTATTAAATATAGGGATGAAAATCCTGAAGGCATACGGCCCGATATGATCTGTTGCTTTCAAATTCCATATGGTGGCTAATTTATCAGGATCATAATTTTTGTTTTCAAGATATGCTCGGGCGAACGGTCCCAGGGGCATTAATGAGGGCAACTCCAATTCATCGGCATATTTTCTATTTTTGAATCTTGGTCCTGGTTCTCCTGATGAATACTTTTTGATAATTTCATTGGTTTCTTTTGGGCTGGTCTTGAGCAGGGTTGATATGACTTTGTACAGGGAATGGCCCCCGCATCGCCAGCAGGCATAAAACCCACCAGCAATGCAGAAACCCCCATGCCAGCCCGGATTTCCTGAGCAGAAAATACAGTGGATCTGAACCCATCCTCTCCGGGAATGCTTGGGATCATTG